AATGGTGATAATATAAATGTAGAAAATACAATACCAAATCCATTAGACCCTGATGCGACATCTTACATAAATGCAATACTAGCGGCAGGTGGAACATTATCATCACCACAACAAACAGCAATCAATGATTATTATGTTGGTTTGAAGGCTCAAGGATTATACAATAAGTTCTATTATTTATACTTATTCTTGGGTGGTAATTCAGGAACAAATGGACTTAACGCTGTAAATCTTGGAACATATAATGGAACATTTAATGGAACTTGGACACACGATGTAAGTGGTTCAACAGCGAATGTTAGTCCGTCAAATTATATTGACACATCATTTGCCGTATCAATAGCATCACCATCAACAATAGAAACTGATTGGTCATTTGGTTGTATTATTAGAAATCCATTAGATAGAGCAACTAACGCATATCAATACGCTGGAGTTGGAAGTTCTCCAAGTGATTATATGATTATTGGTGCGGCTCTTGAAAGTAATAATATCGTTCAACCATTTTTTGGAGCAGGACAAGATATCTATGGTAGTAATCCACCATTATCTAATTGTGATGGTTATATGGTAAGTGTATCAAGGTCTGGTTCAACAGCATGGTATTCAGCATCTAAAACAGCACCAAGTTCAATATCCGCAGGATTATTACTTTCATCTACATTTACAGATACATATACACCACCATCAACATCAAGAACAATTTGGCATAATAACATAAATGGAAATACCGCTTACGGTCAAGGTGGAACACATACACTTGGTTGGTCAGCAACTTACTTATCACCAAGTCAAATGGATACATTTATATCATTAACAAATACCTTACAGGTATCGTTTAATACAAATATATTTACACCTTAATAAAATAAATTAAACAAACACTAAAATAACTTAAAATGGCAAATGTAAAAATAAGTCAATTACCTTCTTGGACTGGTTCGTCAGCAGATTTAAGATGGTTCGTAATGAATAACTCTGGCGAAACTGAAACCTTCAAGTTTAGTGGATATTCTACATCAATAACTTACGGAACTGGAACCAATAGTATTAAATCGGTAAATGCTACTTTATCAAGTGGTAATGGTAGTATCGCTATTGGAAATACCGCAAGTGCCGATGGGGACGATGCTGTTGTTATTGGTAATAATAACTCAACACCTGCTGGTTATAGGTCAGTTGTAATTGGAAGACACCCTTATGCTCCAGGAACAACGCATGTGGTTGTAGGTAGTGGTGCGTATGTATATGGTAATAATAGTATTGTCATAGGACACGAAACATCAGCAAATAGTAATGGTATTGTATTAGGTAGTAATACTAGTAGAGCCTCTGCTAACTGGGCAATTACATTAGGACACCAAAACGAAAGAAACCAAAGTGAATATACAAATATTTTAGGAACAAATAACAGAGTTGGTCAAGCACCTAATTATTTAGGTAGTCCATATTCAACAGTAATTGGTAGTAATAATATTTTAGAAACTGATAATGGTTATTATTATAACGCAATTCTAAACAGTTATGGAAACACTATTGTTGGTGCGATACGAGGAGCAACACTCATCAACGCAAATAATTTAACAAATGTTGAATCAGGTGATATAATCATAAACACAGTCCCAAATACTTTTACAGGAACAGGTAAATATAAACAATTATTTAGTGGTTCAGGTAATACTATGAGTGATGTTGGTGATTTTAGAACTCTATTAAATGGTCAAAACAACGAATTAAATAAGTCGAATTATTCTACAGTTATTAACGGAAAAAATAATAGTTTAGTATCAAACGATTATTCAGCAATTATTGGTGGAACAGGTAATACGATGGCGTCTTCAATTTCCGCAGAAAACGGAAAAGGAAACTACATTATTAACTCAAGAGATTGTAAGGTTGAAAAAGACGGACAATACCAATCAAATAATGTGAATTATATCGGTTGTGATAATGTTAGATTAGAAAACTTAAATGATGTTACACTTATAAATGTTAAAAACATTACAGCAGAAAATGGTGGAGTAGCAACTGGAACAACAGTATTCCGTAATACCTTAACTTTAGGGGCAACTACATTCCAAGCAGACACTTATACTTCAACTGGAGCAACCACAAATATTGTAATTGACCCAAGACAACAAGATTATATTGAAATAAATACTGATGGTTCAACAACCTATAATATTAGTTTCACATTTGTTGATAGTGCGATTTACTCAAATATTCACTTATACATTAGTTATGTTGCAGGTTCAACAATTAACTTTGTTAATGGAGCAAACACTCAATGGAGATTCACTAATAACACAGCACCTGTATTTAGTGGAACAAATAGAAATATAATCGTTATGAGCACTTGGGCTAATGATGATGTTTGGGAGGTATCCCGTTCAATGTATATGTCTTAAAAAAAAACAATATGGTTCAAATAGAGAAAGGAACATTTAATCAAGTGGTAGCAACCTGTTCAAGAAATAAAACTCTTGGAGGGAATGTTACTTATTTGTGGTCTATGTCCCACAAGTTATCAAAAGAGGTTTGGAGGTTCATACCCTTCAGAGTTCCTGCTATGGTTGATTACGCACCTTCTTATGACCTATTTAACATAGATGTGATTGATTCACAACCTGAACATTTGATATCAACAGGTTCAACCGATAATGTGAATGTACACTTGATTCCTGGTCAGTACTTCGTTAAGATATATGAGCAGTGTTCTACAACGAACTTAAACCCCATGTTGTCATACGATTCGGTATACGAAGGAACGGCAACAGTCAATTACTCTGGTTCACCTCAAAATGAGATTGTTTCATATACAGGGAACACAGATGTATTTAAAGTATATAACGGATAATGATTAAAATAGAAAACTTAAAGTTCAATAAAGCCACCCTGTCTTCATTTAGTGAAGTAATCAGCAAGAATGTACCATTCATCAGTTGGGGGTTTGATAACCAATTCGTCAATGAATTGTATTTGTTGAACGATGCCTCACCAATCCAAAATGCATGTGTTCGTTCCAAAGTGGATAACGCAGTGGGAATGGGATACATCAATGACTATAAGGTCAATTCAAAGGAATATATGAATGATATTGCCAAGAAGATTTATTACGAGTTCGTTACAACAGGTAATGTATTCTTGGAGGTTGTTTGGAAACAAGACCGCTCACAAGGACTTGCAGGAATGTACTTAATTCCTTCAAGGTATATGAGATTACACAAACCTGAAGAAATGGGTGGAGAAGTAACCAAATACCTTTATTGTAGAGATTGGATTAACTGGCGTAAAACTGGTATTGTTGAGTTCTCGGAGTTTAATCCAGTCAACTTTACAGATAGACAAATCGTCCATATAAAGAACTATCAATCTGGTTATGATTATTATGGTGTTCCTGATTGGTTAAGTGTAATCAATGATGTTAGATTGAACCACGAGATTACCGTATACAACTTATCACATATCCAAAACGGATTGAATCCATCTTTGTGGGTTCACTTTAATGTTCCCGCTCCTGATTCACAGATGGAACAAAATCAAAACCTTGCTTCTATTGAAAACAGATATCAAGGTGCTGAAAATAGTGGTAGAGTAATTGTGAGTTATGGTGAGTCAGAACAGAAACCTGAAATCACACAAATTGCCTCAACCGTTCAAGACGGATATTTCTCAAGTATCTTTGATTTGGTTCAAAGACAAATCATGTCAGGTCATAAGATTATATCTGGTTCCCTTATTGGACTACCAGAACCTACAGGGTTCGCATCGTCTGCTGACCAAATTGAGACATCATATAAATTGTTTATGTCCACATCAATTAAACCACTTCAGAACTTTATCAATCGTGAGTTAGAACCAATCATTCAGTTGATTCACCCTGAAGAACAAATTAGTTTGGTAATTGAACAAAATCAAATATTGTAATAGTCATGCAAAAGGTACTCCTTATATCCGAAAATACATTAAAAACTTATACACCAATCTCTGAATCGGTACAATCTGATGAGTTGAGATTTTCTATATTACAGGCTCAAACGATTTTCTTACAGGAATCTTTGGGAACTAACTTGTTTGAACAGATGTTATATTTGGTTGAAAACAACTTAATTGATAGTCCTGCAAATGTTAGATACAAAGACCTATTGGATGTGTATATTCAACCGATGTTGATTACATACGCATACTACTTGGCAATTGACAATTTCTATGTTAAGTTCGTATCTGTTGGTATGACCCAAAATCGTAGTGAACAGGGTGATAAGATTGACCACAAGACATTCCAATATCTTAAGTCCAATGCCAAACAACAAGCGGAGTTTAACGATTCGCTGTTAAGAAGACACCTTATCTTTAGAAGTGGATTGTACCCTGAATACACATCAGGTAATCTTAATGATGGACAACTTCCTCCAATCCCATCTACACCATTCCAATCACCAATTACAATCCCCACAACCGCATTTGCGTGGAGTGGTCAATGGAGAACAAGAGGTAGTTTAAATGGTTGTTCCAATGCTCCCTTTAGTTTGTGTGCTGGTAGTCCTTTCCCAACTTGGTATGGACGAAGTACAAACTCACCAGGAATTAGTTAAAGATTGTATTTCAACATGAATTGTTGATGAACACTTAATTCACTATCAAGGTCATATCCAATTCCTTTAAGGATTTCTTCGGTTTGTTTCCTTTCAGTTTCAAACCCTTTAAATCGGGCTAACTTTATAATCACATCCCTTTCTTCTTTGGTTAATCTAATACCACTCTGTAGGTCTTTATAGTATTGTTTTACACATACTCGACATTTACTTAAATGTCCATCGGGGGCATACTTATTTTTATTAAACTCGGTATAAGGTTTTTCTATCTGGCATATATTACATTTCTTCATAACAAAAAGGGTGTAGTATAAATACCACACCCAAAACAACAGATGGAAATGTATTATTTAGGTAATCCCTTGTGGTCAAGATGTTCTTGGATTTTATCCAATCTGTCTCCAAGTTCTTTGGAGTAACCCTTCTCAACATAATCAACGATTACATTGGTGATGGCTACCAGTTCTTTTAGTTCTAAGCACTTCCCACAGGAAGTAGCCCATTCGTTTACAAGTTTCAAACTTGATTGTGTTGCGATTTGTCTTTCTTTAGATTGTTGCATTTTCTATTTCTTTATAGTGTTCGTTCATTGCGTCTCGTAGGTCGTTGAAATACTGCTCCAAGTATTCCTCTTGTTCTTCATGAAATATCATTTCTAATACTTCATCTTGATTCATTTGATTGATTGAGTTTGTCTCCTCAATCATTGCGTCGTTTAGATTACACATGTTTTTTCTTTTAGATTGTTATAGTACAAATATAGGTATTTTATTTTAAT